GCCGCCAGCCCTGCGGAATGCCGACGATCCGGTCATGCTCTATCCTCCCCTCCCCCTTCTCATCCCCCGCCTCCAACTCGTCAACTATGGCCCCGATGCCCGCCTGATCCACGCCGATCCGATCCAGCAGGCCCGACGCTTCGCACTTCCTGACAATGTCGCCGCATTGCTTTATGTCCTGCCCGATCTCATTCACGATGATCAGGTCGCCGTCCTTTGCGAAGTCATGGTATTTCGGCGCCTCTGACTTCCGGCGCTCTATCGCTATCGGGTTGCACCATGCCCGCGTCCATAAAAGCCAGTCGCCCGTTTCTGCATCCCTTCCCATGACGGCCAGCCCCAGGAGGTCATCCAGCCCGCCGCCGTCGATGCCGATTTCGATAACCTCACAGCGTTCGAGGATCGTATCGAGGGTGACGGAGCCCGCTGCCGCGTCCCAAAACGAAGCGCCGGCCCAGGCCTGAGACTTTGCGCTCATGGCGATCTGGATGTTCAGGTGCTTGGCGAGAAAGCCCTGCATCGACTGTTCGCCCGCCTCCTGAGCCTTTTTGTATTCGCGGAGGAGAAAAGCCTCGTCAACCGACGCGCCCAAATTTGGATTGGTCAAAAACCAATACTTCTTATCCAGGTACTTTTTATCCTCAAGGAACGATTTGGGATATTCGTAAAGTACAGGCAGAAAGGTGTTGTCCTCTATCCGGCCATCCCGGACCCCCCGCGCATAGTCCAGCTTTTGCGCGAAGATCCCCGCCGGGGCCTCGTCGGATTGTGTGGTAAGCCATATCACAAACCCCTCCGGACGGGACGCGAGCCCGCCGCACGCCTCACGGAGCATATTTTCGGCGTTGTTGCGCTTACCAAACAGCCAGCACTCGTCCAAAAGTATGCCCGTGGCCTTTTTCCCACCTACCGTTTCGTTGTCGGCTGCCACTATTTTGAGGGTCGCGCCATTCCCCCTGTGTGTGATCATTCTGTAATGCTCTTGCACCAAGAAGAGGTCAGAAAGTTCCTCGTCAGCCTTGATCATGTCCCGCGCCGGAGAGAAACTGTTCGACGCGATTTCAACTGTGGGCGCCAGGATAAGAAACTCTGCCGAGTCACGCCAATTTCTTATGAGGCTTACCAGCATAAGGGCAGCGGCAAGGCTCGATTTGGAATTTTTTTTACTCACAGACAAGAAAAACTCAGAGATTAAGCGCCGCCCGGATTCTGGATCATAAGCGCCAAAGACGCAACTCACAAAATCGAATATCCAGGGGCGGCCCGCCTCGGCCAATGTGGGGCGGTTCAGGACATCGACGAGCCGTAATTCCTTGAATACCGCAAGTCCCGCCTCGGCCTCCGCTGGGAAAAGCGGCGGCGGCGTGAGCGATTCACCTTTTAAGACTCTCGATTCCCAGTCGAGGCATTTTGTGCTGTGCTCGGTCATGTGTTTATAAGTACCATCCCGTAATTATTCACGCCTTCCGGGATAACGACCCCCGGTTTGCGTATGAGCTTGTTTTTCTTGAAGGGTGCATAATTGACTTGGTGCTGTTGTCTATCCCATTTTTCCGTGATCGTTACTACGTCGGGGTGTTGTTCTTGAAGCGACTGCGCCATTTTGAGACGCCCGTCCTCAATTAAGTATAGTTCCTCAGTATTTCCGCCGGTCATTGTCATAGTGGCCGCCTTGTTTACCTTGAACGCATTGAAAAGAATCGTTACCCATCCATCTTTCAAGGCGCGAAGCGATAGGTCAGTATCTTCATTGTATCGCCCACGCCACCTGTACGGGAGGTCATTCTTTATCAAAATAGCTGAATATATGCGCGTGTTTATTATAAATGGCGGGATTCTCTCACTCCTACAGCCGCCGCCACAGAACCGATAATTGAACCCGGAAAGGGCAATGTTGGTGTATCTATCACAAAAGTCCTCAATGACATTGAAACAAACCCCTGATGTTACTGGTATCCGCTCGTTATTATTCTGCCTTATAAAGCCGTCAATGTTGTCGTCTAAAATCCAATGTCTTTCTGCCCCGGTGCTGATCGAGTGTTCCCATACCCAATTCCGGGCAGGGATTCCGCCTTGCCCGCGATTGGAAAAAGGCAGGACGAGGATTTTTTGACGGTCAATCACCGCTGCATATTGCTCATATTCCTGAGGCTCAATCACGATATGATACGGAACACCCATTTTTTCTAAGGCTTTGGAGGTAAGGCGCGATTCCCATCTGCCTTTTGAGATAATATATACTGGATATCGCGGATTCGTCTGGCGGTCATTTTTATAGCGTCTGCCTCTTTGCTTATTCTCTTCGGCGGGAAACCATATTGACTTCGCCAAATCCGTTACCCTCTGATCGACGAGTCGGGAGAACGCATCCCGGTCTTCCCGACATCGGAAATTTACCGTCACCGTCTGCCATGGCTCTCTATCCTCCATCCGATACTCCGGCATCCCCTGCCATTCTTTCGCCCAGTCCGGGTCGGTATCAATGAGTGATAACTGTTCGATTTCTGCCATGTTACGCTCCTCTCGGTGTCGGTTGAAAAGAGTGAAGTTCCTGTTTTGCCTTTAGATACGCCGCGCCGGTTTCCGGGTCATAGTCGAATAGTTCACGCACTCGCGCAAGCGTCAACATTCCCTTTGCCCTTTTCTTTTCGCACCTTTCGGGGGCGGTCAAAGTAATAGGATTTACAGCGGGGGCAGCGTCGAACATCAGGGATTCTTGGCAGCCATTCATACGAACACCTCCTGCAATGGATTTTTATGACATTCGTTTTCATGGCTATTATGTACCCCCTCTAAGTAACTTTGTCAAGTATTATTTCACCAAAGCGAATCGGCGATTTCCCGGTTTGAAAACGACCACTTCCGTCCCGCTCCGCAGCCTCCGGGAACAGCGGCGGGAGGGGAATCAGGGATTCACCTGCGATGATACGGCGTTCCCAATCGGGACAGGCGGTGGAATGGGTCATTTCACATTTTTCCCGCAATTTGGGCACTTCCCCTTCGGGAAATCTTCCGGCATCGAACTTGCTCCGCAGTGCGGACACGTAATGTATTCTTTTGGCAGTTCCGCATCCCTCCTGCCCATAGGAGACACGGCATCGAACAACCTAAATATATTTACCAGCTTCATCGTTAATCCTCCTATTTCACCACCGCCAACGGCGGCCTGCCTGCCTGAAACTTGCCTTGTCCTGCCCGCCGCGCCGCCTCGTTTTTCTCGTCCTTCTTGCCCTGCTTCTCCCCTACCCGCGCCGTTGTGTAGGGCAGTAGCGCAATAGCCATCCGGTCCCGCCTGTCCTTTGACTCGTTCGGGTCATTCATAACCCGCAGTCCGTAGGTCAGAGGGTCAAGGTTCTCTGCGGCGGCGTTTTTCGCTTCCTCCGGCCCCATCTCCGCCGCCAGCTCCGCGCCGAGCTGGGCCATCATCCGCCGTTCGGCGAGCGACAGGGGCTTTCCCACGGTCCCGGCATTGTTCGGCTTTCCGCTCTCACGCCATAACAACTCGGTCAGGATCTTCTTCTTCGCTTGCTGCCCTACCGATAAGAGCTGCCGGATTTTGTCGCTTTCCGTCATCTCGGGAGGCGGTTCGGGCTTTTTCGCCCGCCGCTTGCCCTTCTTCACCGTCCGGGGCTTGCTGTCGAGTGCCCCGAAGGGACGTCCTGATCCTGGTCTATAACCGCCGCTGGCCATTTTTACCTCCTTTTTCGTAGAACATACGTTCTATTCTGTATATATTTTTTCATGTTTAATGATTTCAATGGGTTATGATGTAAAATAATTCTTGACATACCTAACGATAGGATATATATTAGGGCCAACAGAGAGACAAAATCAAAATAAATCAGGAGGTAAGGAAAATGAAGATAACGGCCGGAAATAAAAGCACCCTGATAATCAGAGCAGAAGAGGGGAAAGAATATGAATCGATCATTAATAGGGTATCCTCCACCGAATTGCAGCCGTTTTACGGCATCAATTTTTTGGATGGAAAAGTGGTGGGCGGGCGCACGATGAGCCAATCTTCTGTTGATGCGGTGATCGCCGCCGCCAAAAAAGCAAACCTGCAAATCGAAGAATAGAAAGGGGGGAATTATGGAAAAGCAAATAGGCATCATGTATCCAGAGGGGTGCGGATTCCCGGAAGGGCAAATCTGCATGAAGTGCGCGGTAAAATGGGAAAAGAGCCATTCCGGGGAATATGATACAGATTCAGGAAAATCCACCGAAGGTATTTTTGAGGGCGAAGGATTCTCTTGCTCGCTCTGTAAAAAGAAATTCGGCACAAGTGCCGCCGCCGCCGCCCTAGGGCGGCTAAAATCGGAGCGCAAGGCCGCCTCATCACGCGAGAACGGGAAAAAGGGCGGACGACCCCGAAAAGCGGTGACACCATGACCCCCCTCACCATCACCCTGCCGCCGGAGGTCGTCGCCCAGGTCGCCGCCGGGGAAAAGAAAATCATCAGCACCAAGCGCAACCCACGGAAGGATCGGTATTTTCTGGCCAAAACGCCCGACATTGCGAAAATCAACGGCATGCCCTACCGGATCACCCGGATCGAGGGAACGCCGGAGGAATGGCGGGTGCACCTTGGCAAGATCATTGAAACATCCGGGTGCCCGTGCAAGCATCCGCCTGACCGCCTTTACGCATGGACCGGAAGAGACGCAAAAGGGCCGTTTACCTGCGTCGTGTGTTGCAGGTGCGGGGATGTCTTGAAGGGGAACGCCGCGCATTTTGAAAAGTAGATCCATTTCAAATCCTCATCGTTTTAATGAACCGGGGGCCTGTGCCCCCGGTTTTTTGTGGGCTTAGTACCACCCACCACCCCATCCGGTTCTCATAGCAGTATCACCTCCTTTTTCTTACCGAGGTCCGCTTTACCGTCAAACCATAGGACGGCATTACCTTCGGGGTCCTTTTTATCTGTCAACTTGAACAGACAATGCTTTTGAATGCTGATCCGGTGCCGGGGATCATTCCAGACGATCCGCAGTAATTCCCGGTGCGTCGGGACGTGCTGGTTGGCCTTCCAAGAGATGAACCCGGCACGCAACAGATAATCACGGATTGAGGAGCCCTTGATTGAGGCGGAGAACACACCGCCCCGCCCGCCCCGTATCACCTGATCAAATTCGGCGAAGGTCACAGCCGCCCCGCCTTCGTGGTTGTCAATGCAGTAATTTACAAAATCCTGCATGACGGGCATGGTCTTTCCGAGTCGTGCCTTGATATCATCGAAAAACGATGTACGGAACGGCATCCCTTTCTTGCATACGATCATCCCGGCCTTGATAAGATATTCCGTACACTCCCGGACATATCCCCGGACGCGCCCGGTCCGGCAATCATCCAGAGCCGCCGCGCACATCCGGTCAATGCGTGACTGCGGGAGGATCTTCAGACGGTTGCGAGACATATCGAGCATTTCAATCACGACGTGGCGGATACCGGACGCCTTCAGGTCATCACAGAGCGCGGCGAGGTCTCCCGGCGGCATCCACTGTTCCGCACAGGGGTTGACGGCGATCAAAACGAGATAGCCGCGTCGATGGAGATCCGCCGCGATCTTGAGCCGTTCACTTGGCAAGGGTGCGTTGGGCTCCAGGATACGGGAAATTTCATCCCTGATCGTCGTGACTGTAATATAAACCACCGGCTTCTTCTCGCCCAGGATGTCAAGGGCTTCATCCATACCGGGGCCGCACTTGGTTTGAATATAGACGCCGTTTGGGATATTCACAAGGTGTTGGCAGAGCGCGACGGTATCCCGCCAGTTGCGCTCGGTGAAGGGGTCCGATCGATTTGAGACACAGATGGGGTATCCGTCCCGCAAAAGTGCGTCGTCGTAAGTCGTGATTTCAGCTTTATAAAATTTCTTGATCGCGCCCTGAAGGTTCCCGCACCGTTCCGCCTGGTTGATGTTCGCAAAACAGTAAGCACAACCATTCCGGCAGGTGTCCGAAGAGTAATCGAATGCTGCCGGCTGAAAAAGATATGCTCCGATGAATCGCTCAAGCATTGGCTTTCCCTCCTATCAGCTTCATAAACGCGGCCTTGTCGTCGCGCAACTTTAGCCCGTCCTTCACCATCACCCACGCCTCCCACTCGAGTTGATCGAGGATGAAGGTCACGGGGAATTTATCTTGTCCGCTGGCTGCCCGTTCCCGGGGTTCGCCTTCCTCAACTCCCTTGCCTTCGTTGAAATTCTTAGCCATTAACCCCTCGTTTTCAAATTCCTTCGGCTTCGTCCAGTCAACTGGGATGTTGATACCAAAATCTTTTAAAGGGAGGTCGTCAAAAAAATTACCGAGCGCGTCAAAATCCCATTCACCAAAAGAGCCATTGTCAATTATCACGAACCTCCGTCGCTTCTCTTCCGGCCAATCGGAGGCGTCCTGTACCCATGAGGCCGGGATCAAGCCTTTGTCGAGGCCAAGGGATGATCGGAAAGCATCATCCCTCAAAGCCTCCTTGATGGCGAGGTAACGCTGATTCCCGCCCAGGATAACCCCGTCCGCATGGACAATGCCCCGCTTTTCGAGGAATTCGGGGTCTCTTTTGATGGATTCGACAAGGGAACGGAATTTCCCGTCCCGGATCAAACGCGGATTGTCTTTGTTGAGCCTAAATGCTGTGATTTTTACCGTT